AAAGACTCTGCTGCATTGAAAAATCTGTCCTTGAGATGCCAACAGGAACCGCTGGTGTCCAAGAAAAAAAGAACTTTGAGTCGGCCTTTTTCTATTTCGAAATCCTCTACTTCAAATTCTGTAGGTAGGAAAAAGCTTGTTTCCAAAAATATGAAACGTCTATGTTTACGTGCCCATTGATCTTGTTCCTTTGAAACGGAACGCATCATTTTCTGAGACCAATTGGTTACAGCGGTTTCCCACTTCCGTTTGACAGATTGTTTTTCTTTAGTAGCAATGTGCAGAGCGTTACCGGTAGAATTTCCTGCTTGGCTTTTAGGAGCGTGTTTATCATAAAACTTTTTGAGAGATTCTTTTTCTTCTTGAGTCAAATCTTCATTAAGTTTTTTGAAAAATTCTTTTTCTTCACCATCTAAAAAATCATGAGAATCTAAAAGTTTTGAACCTTTTCCATCATAATTCTCTGGAAAAATTCTGTTAAGTAGATTGAGGTAATATTCAGCAGTTTCATCTGTTGGTATGTCAAAATTGTTTACTTTTTTGTTTTTGAAAATAGTATCTACCCAACACAGTTCTTCCCAGTCGCTTATTTCCTCTCTGATAAAACCAAAACGATTAACCAGAGTATGATTTACTACTACATCCATAGCATAATTAGCTTTTAAATTATCTTTTGTATCTTTAAATCTTTTGCCATGCTGGAGAATAAGATGTAGAGACTCATGGCAAATTACAAATATTTTTTTATAAGTAGAAGAAGTCTTCCAAAATTCAGGGTTGAATAAAAAGTTTATAAAATTACCGCTTTTGTCAAAAGTAACACAAGCGGTATCTATTCTATCAGAAAGATATGGCTTGCCCATTTCACCAACCTTATAAAACAAGGAGTGATGATCAAGCAAGGCATAGCAAATTTCTTTCCATTCATCGTCGCCAATTTCAACGTTCATACCCGCAGAATCCTTCCAAAAATACCTGCTTGTTGGCATTTAGTAAACATTTTACCTATAGATTTATGTTCTTGAATCAAACATTCCAATATAGAAGGAGAGTAATTTTGTCTTGTAGTATTTTTAATGGATTGCAAGCAATGATTTATAATATTAGGCAGCAATTTCAATTCTGGACGAAGCAGAGTTGTAGCCCAGCTGAGCTTGGTGATATGTGCTAAAGCGAGCATACATGATAAAGCATCAGACTCATCCATTTCTTTAAAAACACTAGATTTTATGCTATTAAAATTTTTGTCTAATTCATCGGTGCTGAGACTTGTTATGTCAAAGAAGGTGCTAAAATTTATGGTTTTTGGCTTATCTGCATAGTGTGCCGGTGCAGGCGTTTCGGGAATAGAGTCTTTGACTAAAGTATTTTCGTCTGTGTTGACAAAACGATGAAGCATTTTGACAAGCTTTTCATCTTGTCCAGCTATAACGATCTCCCGCATAATATTCCATAGGTCTTTATTTGTTTCGGAAGCGGAAGTGACAAAACGGCACACTGTGGAATTGTCTGCCATGAGACAAGATATACGTTCTTTTGGCATCAAAGGAACGTAGAACTCCATAAAATCTGGAGTAGATAAAATATACTTTATGCTGGAAAAATAATTATTGTCATTGGCTAAAAAAGCTTTAGCTCCTACTTTGTCGCTTTTTGTAAATAATTTTTTTAATTTTGCTTCGATAGGTCCATTCTTTAAACCTTGTAACAGTTTGTTGATATTGGTAGAAACCGGCAAAATATCTTGCAAAGAACCACCAATAGAGAATTCATCCAAAGCATATTCTAACCGTCTAGGAGAGACTTTATTCTTCTCTTCTTCAGGTAGTTCTTCCCACCATTCAACTGCAGCTGTAGCAGTATCTGAACCATATTTTCCGGCGAACCAGTTAAGATTGGGTTTATATGGAATGTTTTGAATAATATGAAAACGGTCTTTTTGAGCCGGGTCTATTTTTTCTACATCATATACATCATCTTCTTCGGGATTTATAGCAGCCCATACACATTTAAGGTTTGGAAATACCAAACCGTTAATAGACTTGAATTGCATCAATTCCATAACAGCGTTTCTGACTTTTTTGACAGAACGATTGAATTCATCAAAAAATATAGCAACAACATTACCATTAGCCAAAGCCTTAGGTCGAACTAATTCTAAATAAGTTTGTCCTTCAGCATTAGTGGTTTTTTCGGGAACACCAACTAAATCTACCCAAGGATCGAGAGTGCTGGCGCTAAAGTACAAATATGTATCGCCATGCTTGAGATCATTACGCTCAAAGCATGACTTAATCTGGGCCGTTTTACCTACACCATGTTTGCCTACAAACAAGACATTACGATTGTGCTGAAACCAAAAATCTAATTTGCTATCAGACAGCATGAAGCCTCCGTGCTCTGGGTGAGCTAAAGGTAAGCTAAAGAAAACTAAATTGCAAGTCTTTTAGGGGTAAATTTGAAGTTGGTATCGTGGTGAAAGGTAATTGTTGTCACCAATGTCAAGTTGGAACCAAATATCGTAAATTCCCACATCCATACAATCGGTATCTAAGTAATAATAGCCGTACATTTTTTCGCTGAATTGAACTGGCTGTTTGCAAGCAATCATTCTTAAATCTTGTTCTTGGGGTATACAAGCGCCACACTTTTGTTCGATGCTTACAAGCATATTTCCAAGAATTGCCAAGTTTTCGTAATATCTTTGCAAATCAGTTCCTTTAGGCACATTTGGTGTTACTTGGATAATAAGATACTGTTTGCTTCCCTTTCTAATTTGGCTAGGTCTGAAAACAAAGTTAAAGTCATAGACAACAGGGACTGGTGTACTGTACCAAAGATTTGGATAAATCTGCCAAAGGTTGGATACTTCACTAGTTCCGAGATTATCATTAACGTAATTAACAGTCCAAACATCAGTATAGCGTCCAATTACATAGACACCGTCTTCGGTATAAATATCGACATAGTAACGTCCAGTGCCGTCATTTACAACTTGGTCACCGGGAATGGTTTGAACAAGTAATCGAGAGCCAATCAGGGCTGGATCAGCATTCTGAGGTAATCTGAAAATGTTTACTTCTTTAATTTGGTAAACATCAGAAAATAAATTAGAGTTGTAAAAGTACAACCTTAAACGAACAGTTTCATTTAAGGTTGGGTTTTGATAGCGTTCTTTGACCTGCGACATGATTATCTCTTTCTGTTAGCTTTTCGTCTCTCCTTATCTATCTCTTCTTTTTCTGTATTTTTTTGTTTTACGAAGCGATCTATCATGAAACGCCTCTCATAGATAGAGAGGTTCATGCATTGATCCTTATACATGTGCAGGTGATATTGAAAAAAGAAAATCTCCTCCATGAGATTTTGCCATAAAATTAAGCTAGGGTCTTGTCCTTCTTCTTGCGCCGAGGGAAGAAAAAGGCTGCTTCCAAAGGGAGGTCCACCTCAAATTCTTCATTGCTTAGAGGGGAAATAATGGTAACCTTGGTATCTACGCCAAAAGGTGGTTCATTTACCAAATTCCTTAGATAGTTAAGGTCTTGGATAGGTAGATTCCTTAGAATAGCCTGAATTTCTGCTTTGTCGGTGATATCAGCAACGCTTTCAAGAAGTTGAGCACTACGGAAAATCAAAGTGTCATCGGTTGCAGAGTCGCCATAATTCTTAAGTCTTCGTTCACGATATTCTTGAATTTCATTTTCATCCTTACCAGTGCTCAACCTGTAAGTAAATGGAAGGTTGGACTTAGGCATGACATCTTCTAAATTAGGGCCATAATCTTGTGGGCACATATCTTTAGGCAATCCATCCAAATCGATAACAGTTGTGAACTTTCTATCGGTGTTAGGATCTTTTACTTCTACTTCATATTCGGTGCCATAAGAAATACCTCTGAGATAAATCAAAAGAAATGTTCTATCAGCACTCAATAGATTTTCTGGCTTGAAATTTTCTTTAATGCAACGACTAAAAATCATATTGATAGCTTGGCCCTTACGAACAAACCTAGGGGTTGCCAAAATTTGTTCCTCTTCGCCAGTCATGGGGCGAATATGAATTTTACCATCGACAGGTCCGTCAGTCCCATCATAAAATTTGCCAGCGGACGGCAAAACGATTTCTTCGTAAATATTCGACTGGCTACGCAGCTGATCCAAAATGGCATTCAATTGTGAATTGCTTGAGCCGAAAGATTGAGAATTAGATAGGCTGGGTTGCTGTACATGTTGAGGAGCAGAAGGAACAAAGGGAGTTTCCGATTCTGATTTCTTTCCCTGCATTCTTGCAAGAAGTTCCGGCGGAATATTACCAGTAATTTGCAAACCTGCGGAATCAGCGCCTTCTGGCGATTGTGGTCTAAATGGCTCAGTCATTCTATTGCTCTCCTAAATAATGATTATAATAATAGAGTATGGTAAAAAATCTTTCTATAAAAGAAGTAGAAGATTTTGTTTTTTCTAATAAAATTATACAATTAAAATTAGAAAAATACAAATTTCTATTTCAAACTTATAACATGGCATTAAGTGTGCCATTCTTACAGCATTTGAAAACAAGAACAGTTTTAGAATTTATTGATTTATTAGACCAAGAAGATATAAAAATCATATCAGATATATTGAAAAAAGAAATTCAAATAACTAAACCTAAATTTAGCAAGGTAAAAAATTTTGGTTGTTATATAGAAAATCTTGAATTTTTACTTGACGATGTCTCTAATTATACAGAGGTATGTTTGTCAAGAAAAGGTAATAATATAAAGGTGCTTTTATGGCGTTAGGCATGGTATTGTTAATGTTACTTGGTGGTGTAGGCATGTGTGCCATCATCGTAGAAGGTGAAATATTTGTACCAGTCAAAAATTTCCTAAAGAAATTTATGCCTGAATTTTTTATGAAAATGTTAAACTGCCACCAGTGTTGTGGATTCTGGAGTGGACTTTTGTTAAGTCTTTTTTTCATTCATCCATGGCATGAAACCAGCGTTTTGAACAATTTTTATAATTTTGGTTTGAATTTCGCTAGTGCATGTGCAGTGTCACTGCTTAGTGTATTTTGGGCTACAATCATGGTTTTTATAGAAAGCAAAACTACTATAAATGGATAATTCTTGTTTTTGGTGTCAAAATTGCCAAAGAAAGTTCTTTGTATCTTCAGAGTATTTGCTCACTCTTCCAAGAAGTCCGCTTATGAAAAAGCCTCCTTTTTTGGATCATGAGAAGACGATGGATAAAAGAAGTGAATTGAAAATGGAAAATCGAAAAAAGATGGTTAAGTGTGCAGTTTGTGGTCATGTTATGAAAGAGGTGGAAAATGGCGGAAGTAAAAGTCCCGATATCAGTTCTTGATGTTAAAAATGCTTTAAAAGACGAAAACTTCAGGAAAAGTTTGCCTGAAAGTTTAAATGAAGATGTTCAAAAGTTTTTGGGTAATCCAAATTGTTCTTGTAATTTGAAGATTTATCAAAAACTTATGGCAGAAGCCAAAGAACAGCTTGTATCATATTTTCCTGATAAGTTTGTGCCTAGTGCTGAACAAATGGCACCTAATAATCCATTAGCGGCAACCGATGTGCGAAAGCTTGCTCAAAATCGATTCAGCGTGATAAACTGCACGGTTTTTGAATTAGAAGAAACCATGCAAAAGTTGCCTCCGGGTAGGAAGCAAATCACTATGACTCGTTGGGAAGATCAGGTTACAGTTCTTATTAATGAATTAGAAGTTGCCTTTTGATACAATCTGAGTAGCCGAAATTAAGCGTTCTATTTGTGATAATTTTTCTTTAGGATATTCATCATACTTTTTTAACCAGACAGGGTCATCGTCATAGATGTCCCTGTCTTTGCCTTTTATAACAGCATTCTCATACGCTTGCTTTGCAAGGCCATTTTTATTCTGAGTAAGCAACATATCTCCTAACAAACACCAAGCCTCAGCATAAGTCGGATGCTTGTGAAGCAAATTGGTCAATTTTGCTTGTGCTTCCTTATATCTCTTTAATATGAAAAAACATACTATAGAAATATAATAATCTAGCATATTGTAACTTCCATGTTCAAATATGTGTTTCTCGGATTCAAGAACAAATTCTTCATATTTTTTTTGTAAGTATAAATTTTTAAGATTTTCTTCTTTTATAAGGGGATAAACAAAAGGTTTGTTTTTCAATATAATAAGCGGACTCTTATTCTCACTTTTAAAATTATAAATTCTATTCTCTTTAATCATCCATTCACCGTCCGAAATACAACTAAAATTGCACTTCTCAAGACTTTCCATGCCTTTTATCGCCTCTCCATCTTCAAGAACTATGTATTTTGCATTTTCAATGTTTAATTCAGAAATATTTTCATATTCAAATACCTGACGAAACCTCTTCTGAATGGCTGTTCTCCACTCAGATGTACAATTTTTTTTAATTGTTATATATACTTTCATAAAAAAATTCTGGCTATTTGATATATTATTTTATGTCCTCAGAATATTTAAACAACAAAAGCTTTGAATCTATTATTATAAGGTTTCAACATGCCAAGAAACAACAAATAAAGTTTCAAATCCTCATGGAAGATATTAATCATCAAAGGCAGAAAGCCAGTAAAAAAAACAGTGTTGCCATACCTTTGGTATTAGGAGCACAAGATCTTGAAAAAGCCGGGAACGACCTGACTGCATCCCAAAAGATACTTGCAGATGCTTTTTATACTCTATCGAAAAACATTGTTAGGTATGCAAAGTTTAGCAATATAGATGAAGATGATGCTGTTCAAGAAGGTGTTCTTATATGTTTTGAACGTGTAGAAAAGTTTGATCCTAGTAAGGGCAAAGCTTTTAATTACATGACAACATGTATACTAAATCACTTTAGGCAATTATGGCGAACTGCAAAAAACTATACTGAATTGAAAAAGAAATATAGCAAGATTTTTGCGCTTAAGAACGGTATGACCCTGCAGGGTAGAAAGAAAGAAAGAAAAAAGAGTCACTAATAGTTATAATGGTTATTATGAGAAATAATTTTGTAGAGATATTAGAGCGTCAAGAAATACTTGATATTCTGGAAAAAAGCGGTTTAGGTGTACAAATAGAAGCACTTTTGCTTAATGAAAATAAAGTATATACTAAAAAAGGCCGTTTAAACAAAAGTGGAGCTTGCAGAGTTTTGGGTCTTAAGCCTAAACAATTAGATGAATTTCTATGCAAATGCAGACACATGATTAAAGCAGAACAAATCTTAGATTAAGAGGAAGCAGTTCCTCCGAAAGTAATATATGCTCTATCGTACCTTAACGCAAGGTCAATAGTGGATATTGCGCTGTCTTGATAATCTAACTCGCCAAAATTTATGTCTTGTGGCCAAGCATTTTCGAATCGCCATTGCTCAAGCCAATTGCCACCACCATCATACATGGTCAGGAATGCCGTTTTTTTGAGCCCCTGAGCCGCAAAACCATACTTAGCCTGTTCTGGCCAATAGAACTGTCTAATCCACCTATAAATCGAATTATCAGAAAGCCTGCAATTGCCTTTGCCGATATTGATGCCACCCGTGTCATAAAGAGTTAAGGAAACAGGTTTCCATTCAGATTTTCCCGGCATATAAATTGTTTCGCTCTGATGTTCCAGCTGTATTTCTTTAAAACTTAGATTTGGCCTTTGCGCTTTTGATGGAGGTTTAGCGTCAAGTGTTGCCCCTTCAGGAACTCTTATAATATTGTCTAAACTAAATAACCAACGGAAATTCCGTTTAAAAACCAAATCCGAATTCCACATTCCCATCTTAATTGCTTGTGGCATAATAAACCTCTTATATGTTTATATAAGAAAAAAGCCCCCGAAATTTACTTCGAGGGCTTTTTTTAATTTCAAAAAATTGCAGATTAGACTGAGCAACCTCTGTAGCAGGGGTTTGGCTGCTGATCGCCGCAGATGTTTCTCCACTTGGCAAAGGTGTAACGAAGAGTCAATTCAATATTACACTCATCAGATGCACTGTAATCCAAGTCGCCAAAGTTAACACTCTGGGGCCAGCATGTGTAAAGTGTCCATTGCTCAAGAGGAACGCCACCACCATCATACATGTATAGAACACCAGTGCCACCATAACCACCGGCACCGTTGCCGTAGCTGGACATTCTTGGGTTAAGCCAGCTACCAGCTTGATTATTAGCAGCAGTTGGTTGGCCGAGAAAGTCATAAACTGAACCAATCCAGTTGTAAAGGTTAAGAATTGTGTCGCTCTTGACAGGTGTGATGTCATAGTAAGTAACAGTGACGGTTTCAAATGTCGCCTTACCGGGAATAAACATCTTGCCTTGCAAGAAATTGATTTCAGTTTCATCAAAACTGACGTTTGGTCTTGCTGCAAGCTTAACATAACTAGAAGGGATATTTCCTAGATTGTTACCGCCTGCACAGACATCTTGTACTTCAAATGTCCAACGAAACTTCCTCTTGAAGATGATATTGTTTGAGGTTCCGATTGGACCGATACCCATTAGTTGTGCCATAATTATCTCCTTTGATTAAAATTAACCTAACTATAGTTTCTTATTAACCGTTAGCGGTTAGTGCTCCAGTGCGATATAGAGTAAATTCGATGTAAATGAATTCTACTGCTCTGGTTGGCACAATACCAATCTGGGCTCTTAATTCATTTCTATCAATAACATCGGGTGTGTTGAGAGTTTCATCTGCCACAACTTTATACGCTGTAATGCCTTGATTAACTTGAACATTGTTCAAGACACCTTCGCACAACAAGGCGAACTGCTGACGAAGCGATTCGGTGTGTGGTTGGAACAGCAATCCTCTGCAACCTTGACGGATTTCTTTCTCAACATAGAACAACATGCGACGGACATTGATTCTGTCCAAAGCAGAAGGTAGTCTCTGTAGTGTCTTTTGACCCCAGATAACAAAGTCTGCCACATTCGCATAAGTTACAATCGGGTTGATTGCATTGCCATTGCCATACATGGCGTCTTTTTCGGCCAAAGTAGGCTTAGCAGCAACACCAATGCAACCGGGTACAACACCACGTAGTAAGCCTGCGGGAGCAAACCATGGGAAGCTTTGATTGTCGCTACGAACAATAGCGGCAACAACGCCAACACTAGGTGGTACTAATACATCAACTAGATTGTAGTTGTCATAAATGTTAATCCAAGGCCAGTAGAGAGCAGCAAAATCAGAATCAAATCTCTGATTGTTAAGTTGGCTCTGACCATTCTGCCACTGAATAACATCAGTAGGTGATAATCCAAAAGGAGGATCAATAATAGCCAAGCAATCCTGACGGTACTGCTCACACATATCAATCATAGCCTCAATTACAGCGGTGCTGGATGCACCGGGTACTGCAACTAAGTTGATGTCAATTTGCTCAGGGTCGCTTAGTGCATAAATGCCGCTTAAGTTGACAGGGCTGCCAATCAAAATCTCATCAATTGCAGCAGCATCTCCTGCTGGATAACCGTCAGAACCGCCAACTAAGCGAAGCTGATTAATAGCAGCAGTTGTCATAGGAGAACTAGCAGGTGGTGCTAAAGTTGCATCATTATCCAAAATACGAATGTAGTTACTTCTGTCATTAATGTATGTTTGGACATAATAAGGTGAATCAGGGTTCTTTGTTAGATTGCCCCAGCTCTCAACTTGACTTGAGAAGCCAGTGTTACTATTATAAATGAAAACATCAAGTGTAAATGTAGAGCCCTGAGTATAGTTGGTACAAGTAATGAAGGTGTCATTACCTTCAATGCCGGGGCTGTCTGCAAATACCTGAAAAGTGTAGTAAGAAGTATCAGCAGGATCAGTGTTAGGCACGCCAATCCAGAATGCATTGGCGGATTCTGCGTTTGTATTGTCAGCAACACCAGTTAAGGTTAAGCCTGTAGATCCAGTCAAGTTCATATCGAATATGGCTGCAAGTGTTCCGCCTCTGACATTAATCTTGGCACTACGGCCATAAAGACCACCACTTTCGGTTGTGTCAGCGGTTAGAGTAGTCACACCAATAGTGCTATTCACATTTGCAACGAATTGATAACAAGGTGGAGAAGAAACTGGGATATTATTGACACTAGGTGTTAAAGTAATTAAAGCTGCATTCAAATCTGCAACAAGATCGGCGCTAGAAGTATAATTCATTCCGCTTAACACGACGGAAAAATCATATAGTCTGAAAACGTTATCAACACCAACGCTACCAGAACCATCAACTACAACTTGTAGTGTGTACTTGCCTGTGGGGAAGTCCCAAATACCAGCAGTGCCGTGAGAAGCGTCAATAGGATAGTTTGGAGCAAGACCACTCTTCAGAGGAGCAGTACTACCAGTTGATAAACCTAGAGTGTTATTTACGTTCTGGAAAACACCCGGGCTAATGGTATTTGTAGAAACCGCACCACCAACAAGGTTGTTGATAACAGAAATAACTTCCATGGAATTCTGAGGTCCATAAGACCATACTGTCGAAAGACCAAGAGCTACCTTAGAAGCAGTTGTGTAGGTGAAAAATTCGATACCATCTATCGCTGGATTAAGCTGGGCGTTCAAAATGGCAACAATCTGTTCAATAGTATAAGACGCAATTGCCTGTCCTTCATCGCCAACAGACCAAGGTAGACGCAAAGATTTGCTGCTTAAAACGCCGTTTAAAGCCCACTTGAAGTATTTGTCAGTGTTATTGCTTAAAGTGACCATATCTTTGTAAAAACGGACAACATCAGTAGGATTAAAAAGTGCACCATGAACCTTTAATAGTTGTCCAGCGGAAGGTACTTCTGTATTGGCTGTCAAAGCGTAGTACTGACTGTTCGGATCGGTATCAGCGACACGAACAATATAAACGCTATTAGTTTGGCTCAAACAAAGTTTTGCCGCATAAATCAAATAAGGCGGGTAATCAAGACCAAGATGAGGTACGCCAAAAACCGTCATAAGCTCAGTTTGAGATGCGACCAAGGTAGGAGTATTGATAGGTCCCTTACTGCAGTATCCTACCAAACCTACAGAGTTTGTTGACTGAGAAATGCTCAAAACAGTCAAATCAGTTTCAGTGAAGCGCACTGATGGGCTGATTGTATTAGAGGGTGGAAAAGACTGTAAAAGTGCCATATTTATACTCCTATAATGTTAATCGTTCAATACTCTTTGCTTTATATAACCAGACCTCTCTGCATCATCTATATATTGAGTATGTAAATTATCTTCAATTAATATTTTATTTTTTCCTTTGCCGATACCGGGTAGATTGACGACCGAATATGAATTGGTTGTTCTTTTTGATTTAACAATCAATTGCACAGGAGATCTCTTCAAATTCGTTATTTCAATCATTGTACCCCTTCTACCGACTCTTCTAGCCTCTTAATTACTTCCGAAATTTCGGATTCATTAAGAGAATTTACAAAGTCCACTTTAGTATTGAGAACAGCTTTGTTCCTCGTAATTGGCTGGTTAACATACGTTTCAGCCGTAATACCAAATTGAAACTTTATAACTCTTAGAGCCGCATCTCCCGGTTCTGTTTCTAAATTGTTAGCTATGCTATCCAACTTGACACAAACTTCCCAAAGAACGCCTCTAACCTTTATATATGCAACAGGACTAAATTTAGTCAGTATTTGTTCCAGTATTTGATTCATATCTTCAAGTTGCAATGTCCATGCATACATTGTATAGCCAATATTAATAGGAATACCTCTGGCTAATCCAAATACTGTGTCTCTTTCAAAACGCTCAGATTCAACAAAAGTAGGCTTATTTTGATTGTCCTTCAAAAAAGTTATAGCCTTGTGATAAGTGTATCTGTTAGCATCAACACTATAATCAGTACTACTAATTGCTAACATTGGTAATCTAATTCTGTCTACCACCAAGGTTAAATCTTTTCTCACATTTTGCTGAACTATTGCTGCAACTGCTCTTTCTTGAGTTGCCCAAATAATTGGAACTTGATGTGCTTTGCCATCATCATCTAATACTACTAAATTTCTAAACAAATCCATAATTGCTTCATCACAGCTGCGGATGGAACGAGCATAACGGTAAACAACATTTCTGTTAGGAGGATTTAAATTATTTACAATTTGACCTGTTTGCATCGGGTCAGAATTGTTTTCGCTCCCAAGCATATATTTCTTGTCAAGAAAATCATCAAACCAATCTGAGGGTGCCCCCATATTGTTTAATT